AGATTATTCGTAAATGCAATAACAGTCCGTGTCTCAAGTGAGATTGCGGCTGAGACATACAAACAAATGTACAAAGTGTTGCAAGTTAACGTCACAGGTACAACTGGAAGTCAGATCATAGATCGCTCTCAGTTCACTACCATCGATTCGTACACTCAATCGGCACCATAAGGTCCCTCCCCCAAACTAGTTAGGAGAAAAAATGGCTTATAGCCGCCCAGGTGTTTACATCAGTGAACGCCTATTACCACCAGTACTTCCAAGTGGAGTTACTGCAAATGCTGCTGGCGCAGTTGTTGCACCTTTTGCACAAGGCCCAGAAACAGTAACGCTTGTTACTTCTTGGTATGAATTTACCAAGTACTTTGGAGGTTACAACGCAACCTACCCAGCCACCTTCCAAGTTGGCTCATTCTTTTCTAACGGTGGACGTGAACTATATGTTCAACGCCTACTTGCCTCTGACGCTGTTGCTGCATCAAGAAACATTATTAATGGCTCTGCACAAATTGCAACTGTTACATCTAAAAATGCAGGGACAGATGGTAACAACTTAAGAGTTGTTGTTACTGCAGGGTCTGTATCAGGCACCTTTACTCTGACACTGTATAAAGAATCAGGTGTTGCTAATGACATTTCTGATGATGTACTATTAGAGAGATATGAAAATATAGTATTTGATGACGCAACTTCTAGCGATTTTGCTGAAACAGTAATTAACCTTGTTTCACCAAATATTGAAATTGAAGTTTTAGCAAACGGTTTATCTGGAACAGACCCTGTCGCAGCCACTTATCCACTAACAAGTGGTTCTAATGGAACCGCTACTGCTGCAACCGATTACACTGCTTACAAAGGAACTTCGGATTCTGTGTTTGAAAGACTTACCTCTTTTGATCGTCCATTAGTTTTGTTCCTACCTGCTGTAAATGCACTTGCATCTGGAACTGTTGGAGTAATTGATGCTGCAACATCTTGGGCAGAAGCAAACAACGGCTTTGTTGTTCTTGGAACTGATCCAGATCTAACAGTAGCAAATGCTGTTTCTTTTGCTGGGTCTCTTGCAGACACAAGCAATGCTGCTGTTTACTTCCCAAATGTCTACATCTCTGATCCACTAGGACGTAGTTCTGGAGCACTTCGTAAGATTGAACCTGCTGGTGCTGTTGTAGGTCTATACCTATCAACCGATGCAAGCCGTGGTGTGTTTAAAGCACCTGCTGGTATCGCAACTCCAGTACTAGGAATTGTTTCAGTAGAAAGATCTTTTACATCTACAGAGTTAGACACAATGAATGCAAGCACATCTCCAGTAAATCCAATCCGCCAAATTCCTGGTGCTGGACTTTCTGTGATGGGTGCTCGTACATTAAAGCAAGATGGAACTGCAAACAAGTATGTAAACATGCGTCGTTCTTTAATTTATATTCGCAAGAATCTAAAGAACCTAACAGAGTTTGCACTATTTGAAAATAATGATGAAAGACTGTGGGCACGTATAAACACAACTCTTGGATCATTCTTAAATGAGTATCGCAATCAAGGTGGCCTTCGTGGAGCAACTCCAGCACAGGCATACTTTGTAAAGTGTGATGCAGAGAACAACTCCGATGCAGATATTGCAAATGGCGAAGTTCACATTCAAGTTGGTGTTGCTCTTCAATATCCAGCAGAGTTCATCGTCATCGATCTCAGCCAAAAGACGCTGAACTAACCCGAAGGAGATAATAAATAAATGCCTACAATCATTAATAATCGGTCAAATTTAATTACCGATCCATTACGTAACTTTAGGTTCTTAGTTACGTTTAAACCATTAACAAGTGTTGGTGGTGCACCAACTAGTACTGCGACTAACAATCTTGCTAACGCAGTTACTTTTGGGTTTACATCGATCTCTGGAATGGCGGTTACAACCGACTCTATTCCTTACCGTGAAGGTGGATACAACACTACCGTTCACCAGATTCCTGGACAAACCACATTTGCTCCTATTACATTGCAACGTGGCGTAATTCTTGGAACTAATCAAAACTGGGAATGGATGAGAAACTTGTTTGCAACAGTTCAAGGCGGAGGAACAACTCGTGGTAAAAACGAAAACTTCCGTTGCGATCTAGAGATCAAGGTTCTATCACACCCAATCCCATCAGCAGGTGAGACTCCTCAAAACAGTCCATCAGCAACTGACCATGTCGCAATGCGTATGGAAGTTTATAACTGCTGGCCAACTGCTGTAGCATACTCAGACTTAAACGCTGGCGATAATGCTTTACTTGTGGAACAGATGACTCTGGTTCATGAGGGCTTTAACATTAACTGGGCAGCAAACCTAACTACAGACGCAGCGGCGTTTCCAGCATAATCTAACAAAGGATAACAATGACGAACACAATTAGTGCAGCGGCTAATCCCGCATTAGCAAACCAGATGTTGAACAAGGCGTTAACTGAAGCGCCAAAAGAAAGAATGCCTGAGATCGTATCTCCTTCAGATACAACTGTTGAACTTCCTGGCGGCTATGTAAATGCCGCTGGGGAGGTCATCAGAACTGCAGAGGTACGAGAACTCACAGGTAAAGATGAAGAGGTAATTTCTAAAACTAATAACTTAGGCAAGGCAGTCTTAGCAATCCTACAACTAGGAACTGTAAAGATTGGAAACGAAGTAGCCACTGAGAAGTTACTTGATGAACTTTTAATAGGAGATAGAGATGCCATCCTACTTGGAATTTTAAAGGCTACCTTTGGAAACACAGTAAAGATCCCTGTATTTGCAGATGGCGAAGAGAAGTTAGTTGAAGTTGATATCAACGCAGATATTAAGACGAAGATACTTACTGACCCTGTAAATGATCGAGTGTTTATTGTTAAAGGTAAGAACGTTGATTACACAGTAAAACTTCCTAACGGAGTAGTTCAAAGAGAGATGATTAACAACGCAGAAAAAACTTCTGCCGAATTAAGTACTCTCGTTCTTGAAAACACTCTAGTACGCATAGGAGAGAACCCTGTGTATAGCAAGGCGCAAGTGCAAGCACTTAGCGTTGTAGATCGCAGAAAGATTATAGAAGAGATAAACAAACGAGCCCCAGGTCCACAATTTGAAGATGTAGTTGTTACCGACCCTGATACAGGAAGTGAGGTAACGGTTCCTATTAATTTAGGTACCTTATTTCAGTTCTAATGTAATTAGTTATGTAAGGCTGTTCTCTGAATGGTCTGCATTAAGTGATTATTATGAAGGTTGGTCTCTATCTGAGATAAAAGAATTATCTCGTAGAGAAAGAAGTAATTGGTTAGAAGTCGCCAGAGTTCAATATGAAAGGATGAGAAGTGGCTAAAGATCCCTTATCTCAACTCTCCAATGTTAACTCTGCGCTGGGCACAACTGAAAAGAGATTAAGTGCCATAGAAGGACTCGTCAAAAGAATTGGCGGATTTGCTTCTACCTCTCTGAAACAAGTATCTAATATCTTGTCACCAAGTGTTGGTCAGGGAACCAACATGACACTTGGAACAAGTGGCGCTCAGTTTAGTAACGGCGCTGGTGGTGGTACTGGTCAAGGCGGAATGATGCCATGGCTATACACCAAGCAGGGCGCTGCAACTGTTGCTGGAGTTCAAATTGGTATGGGTGCCGCTGCTGGTGCATACGCTGCATTACCAGATCTTGGCATGACTGTATCTCGTGCAACTGGCTTCTACCAAGCATCACTTCGCAGTGGCGGGGCAATGAGTCGTGCTGGTTTAGCGCAAGCAACTTTTGGCGCACTAGGTGGCGGAATTACTGGACCAGGTGAAGATGCCGCAGCAGCAGCAATGCTTGTGCAGGGTTATGGTTACATGCCAGGTAGTGCTGACTTTACTAGAGCAATGCGAGAAGTTGGTGGCGCTGCTCGTTATCTAGGAATGCCAAACGCAACAGCGGCTCAGGCTATCGGTGGGTTACACACTGGTGCAATGGGTGGAAATCTTTATCAGTACGGTATTAGTACATTTGATCCAAAGACTGGCACGGCTAGATCTACTGGTGATATTGCTAGACAATTATTTACCAGGATGACTCAAGGCAGACAAGTTACCGCAGAACAAATGGCACTATCTTTGCGTGAAGGTTTTGCTGGGCAATCATTAAAGGCTCTTGGATTTTCACAAACACAGCAAGAAATTTTTGGCACCATGTTAACGGACATGGCGGCTGGTAGAACTATTAGCAGTGACTTAGAAAACGCACCTTTTAATCCTGCTAACCCACAAAATGCACAAATGCAAATTGCTACATCAATGACATCATTAATGGAGCGTGGAACAGAGCCAATGATTGCTGGCTTTGAAAAAGCAGCGGGTGCCGTTGCTGCATTAAATAAATCTCTAGAAGGATTGCCAGATGCCTTCTTCCAATTAAAGGGTGCAGTTCAAGGATTTTCTGGAACAAATGTTGGTGCAGGTGTATCTGGTGTTGTTGGTGGAATTGCTGGTGCTGCAGGAACATTACTAACTTACAAAGGTTTGAAGATGGCATTGGGTGGCGTAGCATCAAGGGCTGGACAAGCAGCCACATCAGTTATATCTCCCGCAGTTAAAGCCGCTATATCGGGCGGTGGAGTAGCCGCTACTGCTACTACGGCTGTTGCTGGTGCTACTGCTGCAAAGGTTGGAATAAAAGCCGCATTAAGATTTGTGCCATATGTTGGCACGGCATTGCTTGCTTATGAGGGATTAAAGTTTTTTGGAAAGAACATGTTTGGAACTCCCGCTAATGCTGCACAGACATCTCAAACGGGAACACATATGACTGCTGGCATGGATCAGGGATTAATGCAGACTCTACAAAATGCTGGATTCTCTGGCCAATCATTAACAACTGCTTATGGAATTGTTAAAGCCGAATCTGGTGGTAGAGCAAATGCCTACAACCCAACTGGTATGGATGACTCTTATGGTTTATTCCAAATTAATATGGAAAATAATGATCCAAGAAATCCTGATATGGGGAATAAACGCAATGC